GGGGCTTGAGCCCCTTGCGCTGGCTTGATGTTGCTGCCAGCGTCTTTCTTTTTCGGCCGCCGGAAGATTCTTTATCTTCGGGCGGGACAGGAACTGGTTTTTGCTTACCATGACGGTTATTAGACACCCCTGGGGCACGACGTGGTGGTACTTGGTCCTGCGTGAACACTTGGCTAGTGTCCACGTGGGGATGCAAGTACGACTTTCCAAAACGGTCAGCCATCTCCTGGTACGTGTTGGAGTTGTTGACGGCGTCTTGGAAAGCACTCATCCAGGGCCCGAAGCCGGTTTCTACAAGATACGCTCCGTACCAATCTCCATCGTCGTGGTAGCTATGGGCTGCTACCTCACCGCGTGCCTCGACCACTTGGCGTAAGTGGTAGGACATGTGCAGGCGGTACTTGACGTCGCGGATATCCACGCGTGGGAGATTGGCTGTGACCAGAGTGCAGAAACGGGCAATCAAGGGGTAGTTACTGTCCAAAGCTTTCAGCGAGGCGGCTTTGAGCGCGACGAGCTCGGCGTCGGGAATGTGCCCTCCTTTGGCTGTCATCGAGAACTTGGTCATCGTCCTAGGTAGGTCGATGACGGAGTTGGGCCTACCACACCAGGAGGAAGCGCCATAAATGCGCCCGAGAAACGACACGGCTGTGCCGTATTGTTTCACACTGGTTTTAATGGTAAGACCCATCTGTTTGCACGCCCATAGGACATGCCGTTCTTCGATGATCGCGGTGAGCGAGTCATCCCCCCCGTGGAGGCCGATCTTGGCGTAAGCAGTCGTCGCAGGCTCTCCTGACTTGCGGAGCGCTAAGAAGTCAGTAAATGCAGCCACCAAGGTATTCATTAGGGAGGTGTCGAAACCCCCCGAAAGGCGCTCGAACTGGGTAAAATCTCCAGTCGTGCTCTGGCGGTGGTGCAAATTGCTGTGGACTTCCAGCGCTTCCACGTGGAATTGCGGGGAGTAGAACCTGAGGAAGCAACGCGTCTCAAGCTCTCTGGCGACGAAGCTTATGGTGCCGTCGTACTTGCTGAAATCATTTTCCATAACTCCGGGGTTGCGGGCGAGATAGGTGCTGACCATTTGTTCGACCTGCCGTGGCGTCTTACCGAAAGCATACCAGTGGGATCCACAAATGGGCGCCTCAAGGGAATAGAGATAGCGGGCTTGAGAAGGACGATCCAAGGCTGGATAGTCACGGATCTC